GAAATCGTAAAAAATATTTCTATCACCGATTATTCGGCCGATATATCTGTCAGCGCCTGGATCCAGGGAAAGCCCTCTATACTGCTCCAAAGGAATCTGCTTGCTAGACTCATCTTGATCGAAGAAGTCTCTGACGACAAGATCGAAAGTACCGTAGTCATTATTAGGATCAGTAGACTTTCTAATGTTCTCGATGGAAACTTTAAATTTAGTGTTAGATCCAACAGGATCAGATGCTTTAGACTTAGTAACACCATCGCTTAATGCGTGAACTCTAAACAGATCTTTCGCAGTTCCACCAAACTTTTGGGAAATCACGAAAGGCGATCTTGCGTGATCAAACCTGGTCTGGAATCCTTCATAGTTTGGAACATCACCGTCAAGTGTGTTTCTGTCAAGGGAGCTGGTTGTTAAGAAGACGACATCTGAGCCGCCTCCGTAGGTCGTAGAACATGTCTTGTTGATCATTTCTGCAGAATCGCTTGGTGTCAAACCAGATCCTGTGACAACTGCAAACCCAGAATAAACATCATAATGAGTGTATAAGTAGTGTCCACGCTCTTCCATTTTAGAAGGATCTGTGTTAAAAGCTGTTGCAAAATAGCTTTTTGCTTCTGCAGGGTCAAGAGAAGCAGTAATGATGTTTTCCGTAGTGTCTTTCAAACCCTTAATCAGCATCGTAAACTTCGGAGAACCGTTTTCAAAGTTCACTGTTCCTGTAACAAATCCAACGCTTGATGCTGTAGTGTCTGTATCTGAAGGTATGTTGTCTGCGACACCGTTTGAGCAAGAAAGTGTGAGAGAAGTTCCTGACGGTGTAAAAAGAACACCTCTAAGTATTGGGCGTGCTTTGTCCTCACCTAGGTTTTGTATTCCTGCGTCAGAGAAAATGGTTGATCCATTTGACTGTGACATATAAGCGCCAAGAAAGTAAACTCTTCCCGGTTCACCATTCTCATTTGCGAATGAATTGGCACCCAAGAAACCTGAATCTTGTGGTAACTCGTTTCCTACTACGAACCCGCCATTAGTGACGATATCATCGCTAGTTCTTTGCTTTCCGTTGCCTGCGCCAAGAACTCTAACGTAAGTCAGGGCATTAGCATTTCTAAGCCACTGTTGAGCTGCAACTGGTCCGAACATGGACTTGTCTGCAACCTTATCAATAACACCAAAGATTTTTTCAAAATCTGCAAAATTAGAAATAGTAACTGGGACGAATGCAGGTCCTTGATGCGCAGTTCCGATTACGCCTGCGGGAATACCATCGATTCCTAAAGGCGTAACTTGGGAACGATCAATTTCATTTGCGCGGACGCCTGGGATGTTTTCAGCCATTCTCAAAACTCCAATATCATATCATAAATATCTATACTTCGAAACTCACACCAGCATTTGTGATAATAAAGTCGAGTGAGATAAATTCAATAGCACGTGTAGGAACAAGAATGATCCTACCGTTTAATCTGTTCGACTCAATATCAGCCTGAGAATTGTTAGTGTCGTCCATTATCACTCTAAATTTCTCAATACCGCTTTGGGCTTGCACCGCAGCGAGCAAAGGAGATACTTGAGCAACGAATTTCTTTCTCAATGCCGGAGTATTTTGTTCAAAGACAAAGTTGTTTGCAACAGCGACAACTTGACGCTTAACTTCGAGGAGCATTCTTCTAACGTTCACTCTATCAAGCGCAGATTTTGCCTGCTGTAAGGTTTTCTGCCCGAAGATCACGTAACCTGGTGTGCCACCTGGTCCGATTCTTGGGAAAGTTGCAATGGGATTGATTCTTGCATCGTACAATGTATCTTTATCAGCGGCATTCAACTTAGCCTTAGCTGACTGTACGTTTGAAAGTGATCCTCGATCAAACCCTGCAGGGGCGAACCAAGGATAGCGCGCCTTGTCTGTGAAGGCTAGTGCTCCGATTGCCGCAACAGAAGAAGGAACTTCAACGATTTTGTTGTTGGTTTCATCATCAATTGAAACATCTGGGAAGTAGGAAGCTGCAGAGCTATTGTCTACTCCTCTTGCCTCAAACTTAGCAACTGTTGCCTGTACTTCTGGGCGATTAGTTGAATCATCGTAAAGTCTATTGCTATTCTTGTCATAAGCTGGAATATCCATGAGGTATAGAGACATGCCGTAATCGGTATTCTTGTCGAGGACAAAGTCCGTAACGAAAGGCTCTCTAATACCTGGGATGGAAAGTATGTTAATGTTTGTTGTAAACGGATCAAGTATCGATAACGCTGCAGCTCTGTAAGAGTTAACACCGTTATTGTCTAAGCCTGTTCCTGCAACGTTTGAAGATAAACCAGGAGAAGTGAAAGCTGTAGCAGCTCCACCGCCTGAATCGATTGATACTGACTTATCATTCATTCTTACTGCGTTCTTATCTAAGATATTAAGACCATCAAAACCGCCGTGAAGAACTGTCGTAAACTTCATGTAATCTGTAAACTTGTTGAAAGTCACGGAAGAAGTCTGCGCTGCAAGAGTACCAAAAGTAATTCTATTTGCTTTGGTTCCATCAGTTGCAACATAAGATGTGTTATCAAGCTTAGCATCTCTCAAGTATACTGCTTCTCTCATGTATGGGCCAACTGCACCTGTAATCTCAGTATCGCTGTAGAAACCAGTTGCTGTTCCGCCTGCTTGAGCTGAGAGTGCAACTCGAGCAAGTGTAAACTTATTGTTATTGAGATCGTTGGCGCCAGATCCTGTTACCAGGTTATCCATCTTGGAAATGCCGGAAAACTTGAGCATGTCCTTGAGGCCATGATTGATCCCACCGTTTAAGTTCGATTTCAATATTGCGTTGGCAGTAGCGCCTTTTGAGTTTGGATTAATCGTGGTGTCTGGAGCAAGAAGAGTTGTCTTAACGCCCCAGTAAATTCTTGGATCTTCATCCTCAAGGGCGCCAGGCTCACCTGCGTAAGCAGCTGATGTTGCCACTGCGCCTTTGGTTACCTTAAAAACGTAAGGCACAGGAGGAACGATAGAGCCAGAAATTTGAGCGGTTGCGCCGCCAACGAGGCCTAAGCAGTAAAGCCTAGGATCTTGAGTTGTTGGAGGAACATCAGTTAAACTATCATTTGTTTTAAGAACTGGCAAACCTTTAAAACCGAAAGGAAATGCTTGCTTAGGAACGTCTCCGTTCTGGAGCTGTGCGCTAAGAACAACTCTAATTAAGTTTGACTTATTCGAGTAAGATCCTAGCGATACCAGTTTTCTTTCTGATTCATCTGTGGCATCGAAATTGTATTTTAATCTTCGATCACCGATCATTGCGCCAATGAACGACTCAGCGTCTGGATTTAAGGTGCAGTTTGGAAACTGTTCAATTATCTCAGGAGATGCGTCAGAGTCATCGTAAGCACGAACGTAAACTGTGAACGTACCGTATGGATTGAGTGGATCGGTCGACCCTTTGATATTTGCTATTGATATCTTGTATTGGTCGTTTGAGAATGCACCATCATCAAGAGATTCAAAATGAAACAAATCAAACTCTTTTTCCCCAAAAGGCTGAGAGATAATTTCAGTGGTCTTTGGAGTTGCGTATCTCGTGTCAAACCTACCATAAGATGACAAGAAAGCGTCGCCTGCTGGATTATTAGTCGACGTATTACTAGATCCTGAAAGCATTGCGACAGCGTCGCCAGATGTTGCAACTGCTGCGAGAGATGCTTCAACATCGTATGCAGCGTAGAGCAAGTGACCTTCTTCTTCAAACTTATCTGGATTTGTGTTTAGAATGCTTCTAATGTAATTTTTGTCTCTTGGATCCAGAGAGGCTGTAAGTATGCGGACACCTGATTGTGCATCCACAGTTCCAAAAGAATCATTTGAAGAAGAAACGTAAATCTTAAACTTGCCGTCCATTATGCCGGAAGTGCTTAATGCAGCAACGTTACTAATTGCAGATATGTCTGTTCCGTCTTCTGCACCATCTAAAACACCGACTGCAGTTTCATTGGTTGTGAATATGACGCCTCTAATGAGGTTTACGAATCCTCCTGCGCCTCCACCTGGGAACGAATCATTGTCTGTAAATATTCTTGGGGACTGTGACTCAGCTGCTGGAACAGAGTGACGAGCTGCGATCATTTGGACCGCGCCTTTTACCTGTCTACCGTCAGAAGTAACAGGTGCTACTTTAAAACCTGCGTTCTTTACAGAACCTTGATCTTCAGTTGTTGAAATATCAGAGCTTGTGGAGTTTGCTCCTCCACCTAAAACTCTTACATATGTTGCGGCGCTAGCATGATCCAAAAATGCTTTAACAGCATAAGGGCCAAACTTCTTAGAATCGAGACTTCCAAACTTAGTTTGAAAATCTGCCATGCTGCCCACAGTAACTGGAACAAAAGCAGGTCCTCTCTCTGCAGTTCCAATAATACCCGCCGGAGTTCCAAGAGGATCTTGAACTCTCTGTGTGAGATCTACCTCTTGCTGGAATACGCCCGGAGATCTAAAAGTCTTTTCTGCCATGTGATTAATCTCCTACAGTGGTCACTATAGTAACGTAATAATTATGAGGAGAAAAGCCAAAAGTCTTTATATATCATCAATCTTATTAATTATACGCGCGCTGACAACTGTTTCGCCCTGACGTTGGTTTCTTGTCAAAACTTTGAGAAACTCATTTTCGTTCTCCCCAGAAAAGGGATTTCGTATCTTGTTGACAGCTTTTAAGTACTGTAGGCGCCGGTCTTCTATTTCATTACCTGCAGTGTTGATTTGATCAACGTCATTTAAAATAAATTTATCAAGATTTCCTGTTGGGTCAGGGAGTTGGCTAGGGTGCTCGACTATAGGAGCGTTTGCTGTAAAAATCTCAAAAGAAACATCAGGAGCAGAAATATAACTTCTAATAGGATTCATTTGTCCTGGATTTTGAGTTCCAACTATATACGCTGGTACTGTCATGTTAAAAGTATAGCGTACTAATCTTTCATCCTGCGAAAAATTATCAAAGTTGTCTGCGTTAGTCACAGTGTTTGCAGCGTAAGCGACAAACCAATACCCTTTTTCAGTTTCGATCTTAAATTGATTTCTGTTGCCTGTGTATGAACTAACGAACTTTTCTATAAGTTGGTTCATATGTGACATGTATTGCGTCCAGAATGTAACCTCGTAATTCACAGTTATAAAATGCGGGAAAGGTATGGTAAGCACTTCAAATATATTGTCACCTAAATCGGGAGCGAGAAGTTTTCCTGCTTGTACGTTTACAGTTTCTTGAGTTCTTGGTCTTCTAGAATTTACTGTGCCTGGAGTAGCAGACCTTGGATTTGTCGTGTCTAAGTCATGAGAAGAATCAGCGACGCTATCTTGATTTTTTAGACTTGGTTTATTAACTAAGTTTTGATATCTTGGATCTTTTTTACTAAGCCTTTTTTTAATTACAAGGTCACCGACATCTGCAAGGCGCTCTGTTGCAGGAGACTGGTCGATGGCCGATCTTCTTATTGCGACAACAGGTAGGATAAGTGCACCAGCTGCGTCTCTCAAGGGTTTTCTTCTTTTAACAATCGCAAACCTTTCACCTGTGGCAAAAACAACAGGCACAGTCAGTGTTTTACTCCTGTTTTCAATATTGAAGTTAAGCTGCTGGTCGAATAAGTCAAAAAAAGCTTTGTCTATATCTTCAAGCCCACAAGACGGGAGATGAAAATCTTCAGGAATGTTATTGCCGTCTAGACCTGACGGGATAAAATCATTTGTGCCCTTCGGCTTTTTTAAATTATCTCTGGTTGACATAAGCTTTACTCATCATCGTAAAAAGAAGATCCTGCGCTGCCGTCGCGACCTTTTGGCGAAACTTCTTGTGGTCCTGAAAGTGGTGCATCGAGAACATCATTTTTTTGTAGCTCTCTAACATCTCCTGTTTTGCCTTCAGAATTACTATCAAAGCCTCGCTGTTGGACAAAAGATTCTTGAACGGCATCGTCATCAGAGTATTTTTCATCAGTGGGGCCGATAACGTGCGTGAGAAACTGTTCTTTTCTTGCCTGTTTACCAATTAGTCTGTAACCATCACCGTATTCTATTTGACCAAAAAGTTCTTTTATCTTGGTTGCTGAAATTATTTCAAAGAACACGTCGCCATAAGAGAAAAAGTCACCGACATCGATTTCAATGCCTTTGTCAAGCAGATCGCGATATTGAATGTACGCTTCGAGGTTTTGTGTTTCGTCAACTCCGAATTGACCGATTTTATATGTGGGTTCTTTGTAGTCTACAAAGCAATTTATTTCAACTGGGTTTTCAAAAATCTTTTCGGGTGCCTCATCGTAAAGAGTATTGATTTTTGTCTTAGTTAGAGAAATTGAATAGTAGTAGATCTTTTGACCTACAACGTCTTTTATGAGCTCCTTGGTAAGATCATTAACCAAACCAATTTCTCTAGGCGTAATAAACAGTCTACCCAATTTCTATCCTACCCCAATGTAATTGCGCGCCCATTTGGAACAGGCACAGTTTTAAGTTGACGCTGTATGTTTTCGGCTTTGGTCGCATTCATTTCAATTATCTTGTCATATGTAAGCGACTCTAGCATAGATCTTAATTTAGTATTCAATTCTTTTTTGTCTTCGCGACCTTGAGTGACTAGGCTGCTACCGTCCAACTGAACTGTGTTGTTTGGTATGGGCATCGTAGAGAATTTTGATCTAACGTGCCCAAGAAGCTCGGTCGCGAGTGCGAGCGTATACTGTCTTACCCATTGCCTACCAATGCTATTTACTCTTGAGTACTGCAAATCCCCAAAAGGAATATTGGAAAGGTTTGAAACACCTTCAATTGTCGCATCTTCAAAAGCAGGATTAAGAGGATCTGGAGCAAAGGTGACACGAACATACAAGTCTCTGTTAGTTTGATCTCCTGTCGGCATAGGATATATTCGAAGCTTTGTCCCTATTATCTTATAGTAATAATTAGATCTTCTCACTCTATGAGATACGTTCATCTGCCCTGCTCTTAATATATCTTCAAATACAGGAAGTACGTAAAAAATAGTCTCAGGTGTAAAAGACTCAAAAGAGAACTCATTATTGAGATAGTTTATAGCTGACGTTGTATCAAAAAACCTATACGCTGCCTGCGGGTTAAAGTGAAACACTTCTTGAATTTTCATTCTTGTGCTATTCACATTTAAAGACGAGGAAAACAATAAGTTACCAGATGAATCTTTTAACTCATCGTATAAATCATAATCTTGACGGCCGGCTTCGAGAGCGATCGATCCTGAGATTGAGTTGTAGCTACCTCCGACAGATGCTTCGAACGCATAAGGCTCTGCTTGTCTAACTAAAAACTCAAGAGTATCTCTAGGGTACTTCTGTTCCGACCCTGTTAAGGATCCAGTGGGTGTACCTAAAAATGAAGATATCTGCGATCTCGCCTGGTACTCATTAACAATTTGCCCATACTGGAAAAATGACTCTTCAAAGCATGCCCAGACCTGTTTCTTTGTTAATTCAACAGATAGAATATCGTCGCCAAGCTTTCTCTTGACAAACGTGACCATGCTGTCACCATCTGTTTGGAAGTCTGTATCAGAATCAAAAGCTCCAAATGGAGTTGGGTTTAATGTGTTTGCAAATGTTGCCACAAGATTTCTCCGTTAATTCTAACAGTATTAAATATGGTGTCAAATAATTTAGGACAAAACAAGCACTTTTTTTAAGTACAAAAAAGGCTCTCGTTTTTGAGAGCCTTCTCTTTAGCGAATTATGATTTAATTCTATGAAACAATAATATACTCAGCAAAGGGGACTCCGACTCCAGCTGTTATGTTGTTTGCTTGATTATTAACCGTAATATGAATTACCTGCTCGGATGTAAAGTGTAGCTTTGCATTAGCTACAAAAGACAATGTCCCACCAGCTTCGGTTGATGCTTTAGTTGAAATAACTGTATTGATTGGGGCTGGTGATGCAGTTGATGAACCAAGATTTCCTGTTGAGATATCAGTGCCAGCAGCGGATGTGCCAACTGTGACACCTGAATTAGTCGCACCGCTAAGCGTCACTGCAGTTGTGAAAACAACACCAACATTAACTAACATTGCATTTGCAGGAACTGTACAAGAAAGAGCAACATTACCCGCTCCTGTCCTTAGTAAGGACTTAGCTTCACCTAAAGCAACCATTGTTAGTCCGCCGCCTGAGTTTGTGATTGACGTGGGATTTAAGTTCAAAGTTCCCGCAAACTCTGATGTGTTTTTTATAACTGCACCTGAACCTACTGATTTTTGGTCTATGCCTCTTACATCATCGATTACTACTTTTGCCATGATATTCTCCTTTTAATACTTCTTGTTATGAGACCACCATGTATCTTACGAATGCGACGGCTTTTCCGGCTGTAACGTTGTTTGCAGAGTTAGCAACTCTGAAGAAGATGACGTCCTCAGCTGCAACTCTTAGCGGAGCATTTGCGACAAAAGCTAGTGCTGCTGCTCCTTCTCCATTGGCTCCTGAGACAGAAATTGCTGAACCTAGGGCAGCAGCTGTGTTGGCAGAAATCATATTAGTTGCAGTACAGATAGCATTGTCTCCTGCAGAGAATCCGACTGTGACTGATAGGTTGGCGTTCGAGTTAATTACGACTGCCTCAGTAAACACAACACCTACGTCGAGGATAACAGCGCCTGCTGGAATTGTAACTTCCAAGTCTGTGTTTGTAGCACCTGTGCCTGTAATTGCCGATTCTGCACTATAAGCACATCCTGTGAGCCCCTGGCCTGTAACAGTAGCTGCGCCACCGATTGTTGTTGCGCCTGAAATATTTAGATCATTTTCGATCTTAGTTCCTGTGCCAGTGCGAGCAACCACGCCCTTATTATTGATGACTGTCTTGACCATTGAAGTCTCCTTTTGTTTACCAAATATTTGAACTTGAAAATTTACTATAACAAGCTGTTCTAAACTAATTATGCTTTTGTGATCGCTTTTTTACTCCAAAAAAAAAGAGCCGCCAAAAGGCGGCTCTTTCTCAGGAATAAATTCCTTAGAACTGATGTTCTGTCTTAGATCACGTTAAGATCCAAGCAAGTAACTGTTCCGTAGAAGTCAGCGCGAACCATCTTCTTACCGTAGCGAGTCATCACGCCCTTGCGAGGTGTGAAGTCTTCTGGTGCGAAAATGGTAGGTGTGACGATCAGCGGTACGTATGGAGCATATACGTATCCGGTCTCAAGGTAAGATCCACCCTTGTATCCGACGAGAACTTTGTTACGTGGGAAGTAAGGATCTTTGTAGACCGTAAAGCGGTTGCTCAATGTACCAACCTTCTCTGCGCCCAATGTGAATGGGGTAGAGACTTGACCTTCGCCGTCCAAGCTGTAGGATGGACGGTAGAGGACGGAAGCTTCAAGGATGGTTGCCATATCAGGGGAAACCACGATGAAGTTTGCAGATCCACGCAGGGTCTTACGGTGAATGGTGTTTGCAACGTCGATGATTGTCTCAACGAGAGTTTCGTACCATTCGCGAACTGTACCTGTGAAGCGTGGGCCAGCAGCGAGCGTGCTGCTAAGCGTAACTTCAAGACCGTTTTCCTTGTTGACGAACTTACCAGGTGCGCGAGACCAGAAGAGGTTTGCACCACGTGCTTCAACGAGAAGGTCGTTAAGAATTTCGCGGTCGATCTCAAGAGCAACTTGCTCAGAGAGGATCTGTGTGAGCTCAACTTCTGCATCCAGCGAGTGGTATGCGTTGAGATCCTGTGCGAGTTCTGGAGACCAGCGAGCACGCAGCTTACGAGTTGCTGCTGTAACTGCGATGGACTCGACCTTGATGTCGATCTCAGGAATGACTGGTGAAGGTGTTGCACCGAAGTCAGATTCGAAAGAAGGAATGGTAAGGGTAGAACCAGAACCGTCCTCGACGTTCAAGGAGTCAGCAATTGCGAAGGAAGCTGTGAGGGTGCATGTACCTTCTACAGCGCCTGCGGCAGGAGCGTATGTACCAGAAACAACAGCCAAAAGGACTGCGTTTGCGTCACCCTTCTTAACCAGTGGGTTAGGGGTAAATGCGCTGTTTGCGAATGTACCGATCTGGTTCAGACGACGAAGGTTAAGGACGTTTTGTCCGCCTTGGAAGTCGCTACCGAGGGCAACAACACCGCGAGCTGATGCGTCTGAATCAAACAAGGAAATATCCTTGACGTTTGAAAGATCAACTGTGTCAGCAAAGTCTATCAAAGGCAGGAAGAGGAACTGGAAGATACCAGTGCCGTCTGCTGCACCGTTAAGTGCGTCTTCTTCAATAAGTGTTGTGACCTGTGGGTCGAACTGAAGAAAACGTCCATCAGTACCTGTTGCGTGGCAGTGAACACCTGTAGTAAGAACGTTGCTGGTACCGAAGGAACCGGAAGCTGTCATTACTGTAAGAAGCGAGGAGCTGTGAACCTTGGAGTAGGTTGCGCCTGCGAGATCGTACTGACCGCCTGTTGCCAAAGAACCAGAGCGTACGCCCTTGCCTGTTGGGTTGTTATAGATAGAATCACCACGGCTATATGTTTCCTGGTTTGCGGATCCTGCGTCACCTGTGGTCAGGGATGCGTCACCACCAACGTTGGAACCGTAGGTGTAATCAAGGTAGAAGAGCAGTCCGGAAGGAAGGCTCATTGGCTGGATGGAAACCAGCTCGTTTGCAACCAGACCACCGAAAACACGGCGGACGATTGGAAATGCGATGTTAGAGAAACCGCGAAGGTCACCGGACGATGCGAGACCACCGCCACCACCAGAGATGGAGGACTGCTCACGAAGGAGTTCCGCTGCTTGGTTCTCAAGAAGGCGGCCCATGTTTTCACGAGCAACACCATCAAGACCACGCAGAAGACCTGTGCGAGTCCACTTCTCTGTCAAACGGGCATTTTCTTCACCCAGGTGACGAGAGCGGATTCCCTCAGTCAAAGACTCAAGAGAAAACTTGTTCATTTTAAATCTCCTTAAAAGATTTATGTTAGTGTTAAAAAATTATTAAAAGAAATAAAGTACTACTTGCCGATTCCTGCTAGAGTTGCCCATCGAGATGCTTCGGGTGACTCATTCAATGGAGCACCTGCGGCACGCGTTGCACGACTTGCAGAACCAACGACACGCTTCTTGGATTCAGTAACTGTTTCCTTAGCGCGTTTGTTAAAAGACTCAGTAAGAGTCTTAAAAAGCAGCTTCACTTCTCTCAAGCTTCTCGCTTCATCGAGTGATTCGATGGCACGTGCGCGTTGTGCCTGCGTCAGATCACTATTCATAAGCAGCTTATTAGTGTAGAGTAGTTTTGCGTTAAAGAGGTTCATCTCTCCGAGCTGGCCCTTAAGCTCATCAATTGCCTCTTCATATGCTTCGAGTTTTTCGTTAAGTTGGTCATTTTGCTCTTCGGCGACCACTTCTTGGGCTTCATCATTTTCATTAATTGTTTCTTCCTCAACTTCTTCAGCTTCTTCAGCTTCGTTAAGGGAGCGAATTTTTGCAAGTTCATCACGGAGCATAGACTCAGATATCTCGATGACTGTGTCGTCAGTAAGTTCAACTTCTTCAGACTCATTCAAATCTTCAGCATCTTCATCTGTAGCTTCTGACATCTCAGAGACCATTTCGGCCAAAGCAGCTTCAAGATCATCACCGTCAACTTCAAGGACGATATCTTCTTCAGCAACCATTGCTTCAGCCTCTTCTTCGTCTTCGACATCTGCAAGTTCAAGGTCGGCATCAGCAGCCATCTCTTCCTCAGCACCTTCAGGTTCTGCGTCGGCATCAGCGTCATCTTCAGCGTCAGCGACAGTTGCGACAACTTCGGAGGCATCAACTTCTACGTCATCCCCCAAGTCAAGTTCGATGGTGATTCTTTCTTCTGAAAGAAGGTCACGTAGAGTTCTCTTCATTGTTCCAAGCTCCTTTTTGTTATTTTCTACGGTCTCTAAAAGATTAGTAAAGGTTTGCGAAAGAATACCTTCATGTTCGTTGTTGTATTCTACTCGCGTATTTAGGTTTTCTGTTAATGTACGGATTGCTGTGTCAGCAATACCGACGAGTGTTATGTAGTTATTAAGATCTGATTCATTTAAATCAGCTGGGTTCTTATCTGTGATCTCTGAGAATACTTCTTGCAAAGCCTCCACACGGACAGAAGCCTTGTGAGCGACCTCAATCTGCGTCTGAGCTGACTCAAGCTTGCTCCAAAGAACTCCATATTCTTCAGCGAATTCGCCTTGAGCATCTTCAGATAAGACTAATTTTTGCTCATTGAGTTCAGTAAACTTAGTTTGAAAAGCATCAAGTACTTCTTCGTTAACGCCCTGGGAAACTTGCACAGTGATCTCTGCTACAATTTCCTTGAGTCGCCGCGTAGAAAGTTCTACTTGCTCATCTGTGACCCCACCTAGCATTTTTTGCAACTCATGAGCTGCCTCTGCTGTGAGATCGAGTTCTTGGTCTTGCTTGTCAGATTCAAAAATATCTGCTTCGTCATTCAAATCAGAAAAGTCGCCGAGGATCTGTTTTTCGATCATTTCTCGAATTTTTGGGGCAATCGACTCTATGATTGAATTCTTGGCATTTTGCTCCGCAATTTCGCGAAGTTTCTTGGCATCTGCAAGCGCATCTTTAAAAAGGCTGTTAGACATAATAATCACCCATCTACACTGTTAAATATTTACGGAAATAAAAAAAATCAAAAATTAATACCTATTCTGGTTTCTCTTAAGCCTTTTTAAGGCTCTAAGATGCTTCTCTCTTTTCTTTTCGGACTTAGATTTAAATCTTTCCATATAAGCATTTCTTATCTCATCATGAAGCCCGGTTCTCTTTACTTGCCTCTTAAATCTCATGGCTAAGGCTTCAGCTGTCTCACCGTCGCGCGCCTTTACTTCAAGACAAGTGCCTGATTGTGGCCCGAGAGGCTCACGGCGCTTAAAACGATTCTTATACTTGTTTCTCTTCATTTTCTTCCTTGTCTTCTTGCTCTTCAGCAGGAAGAAGCAAATCCTTTAGTCTATAAATTCTTTTTTTTGTCTTGACTGCCTGGGCGTGCCTCGGAGAACCAAAATTGACTCCGATAGTTTTCCCAGTTCGGGTTTTGTAAATTCCTGCTCCATTTCCCATTGCATAAAGCTGGGAAATACCACCAAGAGAGCTGTGCATCTCTAAAAGCAAGTCTGTGTTCTGTACAGAAAATTTGATCTCACCAATCAAGTCAATTCTTGAAGCGCCATTGACAAAAGCGCCCCTGTCAGTATAAAAAGGTCCTGCAGGGTTGTTACTAACATAATTTCTATTTAGCTTGGTGTTAAATTTTGTTAACGTTTTTGTATTTCCAATAGCATCTTGATCTTCTACGTCTTCTACGGGATCATTGTATGGGAAATAAGAATTCTTCGTGTAGTTCCTGCCTACACCTGACGTTGACTTTGCTGTGTTGCCATAGCCTGAGCCGGCTCTGGAGTCAGGTCGAATACCGCTAAAATGGTATCT